AACGGATCGAGCGCAAGAACGGCAACAGCGTCAACCGAACCGGAAATAATGCGGTGCGACATGCTGCCCTGGTCAAGATTCAACATGTCAGCGATGTCGCGTCCCATGCTGATCTTGCCCTTTTGCAGCACGTCCACGGCTTCCATGAACTGTGGCATCTGAAGCAGGCCGATCATGCCGCTCATAATCGTGCGGTGTGCCTCAGTATTGGGATCGGCAAACCGTTCAGCAAACTTGCCAAGAGCCTCGATCTGAGCGTTTGGAGTGGTCTCGCGGATACCAGCAACCTCACGGGCCATCTGCTGAATCGTGACGTTCTCTGGCAGTTCGATAGCCAGATCGCGTGCCGCATTGATCAACCGAGGATCACCAAGGATTTCGTCAACCCGCTTTAGGGCACCGTTCTCAAAGGTACGTTCGCCGTCACCTGCGGCTTTGAACGCAGTCCACCAGTCCGTCGAGTTTGTGGCGGCTGCGGTACCGGCAGCAGCGATACTGCCACCAACAAGGGCCGTACCACCGATAGTTCCAAGAGTGCTAAGCGCACCACCGGTCAATGCCAACGACAGACCACCAGTCGGAACCGCAGCAAAGAGACCGCCAACGGCAATAGCGGCACCAGCCAACGCAGCGAACTGGGCTTCGGTATCCATCGTTCGGATAGTCCGATACATGCGGGCGGTCTGGTCGCCCACCCAAATCATGCCGTTCAACGCGTCATCAAGCTGAAGCGTTGTAGCCACAGGCTTTACGACACCGAACACCTTGCCAACAGCACCACCGGCAAAGTCAAGAACGTCCTCATACCAGGCGTCCTCTTCATGCTTCGGCCTCTCATAGCCCTGCTGCGACAAAGTCATCTGCTGTGCCGATGTCAACCGGTCAAACACAGCACGCTGCGTTTGGGCTGGCATTGCCTTCAACTGGTCAAACAAACGGCTTGAGGCTTGAATACCGTACGCGGCCGCACCATTGTCCAACAGTTGATCCATTGGCATTGGCGCAGAAACTGCTGACCACAAGGCCGCAGGGTTCTCAGCCATAAACGGGTTGACACGCATCAACGAACGTGCCCGCACGTTCATCTCGTTAGCGTTGTAATAGCTGGCAACCCGCTGCGAAAACTCTTGCAGCGTCGGAATCCCGTTGTTACTCGACCACGTATCAGTCACAAGCCTGCCCTGTCTGCCAACTGCGCCAACGTCGGATCACCCGACTGGCGTGCAATCATCCGCATAAACTCACCCAACGGTGAACGTGCCATCATGCCCAACACCTCAGGACCAGCACCGGGACCACGCGACAAACCAGTAGTCACAGGTTCCATCGGACGATTCGTCGGCGCACCCAACATGCCAACCTTGCCCCGCAACTCGGAAGCAATCGCCGCAAGATTCATACCCTGCTGGGCGGGCTGCTGCTGTGCAGGCTGCTGCACACCTTGGCGTGCCGCCTGAGCAACTACCTGAGGGGTCTGGTTCTTAGGTGCAGGCATTGCCTTCTGCAAACGCTGCTGCTCAACACCAGCCCCATACTGCTGGCCGGGCACCGAGGTAACAGCCATAGCAGGAGCCCCTGCCTGTGTCTTACGGGCGCGCGGCATCTCAGCCTCCCATGACCTGCATCAACTGGCGCATACGACTCACATCGCCAGGAACCTCCACCTGCTGCTGCTCCGGTGCCGGTGCTGTGGGCTGCTGCGCCATCATCTCCGGCGATTGAGCAGCCAAACCGGGCATTGCCTCGGGGCTAGCCATCATGCCTTCAGGAGGAGGTGGCGCAGGAGTTGCCTGCATCTCACGCATGTCCTTATCAGCCTGCTCAACCGCAGCAAAGATGTCCATGCCCTTCACGATGTAGTTCCTGATCTTGACAGCCAAAGTGACCGGAATCTGACCGGACGCCAACTTCTGCAGAATCGACTGCTTCAACGCATCCTCGATCTGCTCCTCCTCAACCAGACTGTTCTCGCTGTCCGGGTCGTCGATCCACGGATGCTTGGCACGGAACGTCTTACGCGAGATCGAACCGGTACCCAACAGCGAACCAAGAATCTGGGTTTGCTGGATCACGTCGGCACCAGCAATGGCATACGACACCGTGTTGTTCGTCGTCTCAATATGTTCCGACGGGGTAAACACCACTTCACCAAGATCGCCAGCCCAACCGGAGAACAGGACGTACTTCTTGTCCGGCCAGTAACCCTTGTAGGTATTGAAGATGGCTTCGTTGAGGTGAGGCATGTATGCCTCGTCAATCTCATGGAGTTCTTGCACGCGCGGGTCGACGGCCATACCGGCAAGGGCGTCGATACCACGACCAGTACGGAGCGCACCGTAGGTTTCGCCACCAAACTGGGGAACCAACCCGGTCGAGGTACGGAAGTTTCGTTCGAGCCGGTCGATCAACTGTGTGGTGCGGATGTCAGGGGTGGAGCGCAACTGGCCGATCTGCTCCACGTCCATGAGCATGTTGACTTCACCCTCACGCCCGTCCTTCCACACGCCGCCCACGATCTGGGGCATGCCGTTCTGCCGGCCGATGGCGAACGTGTCGGGGAAGATCGCTTTCTCCTGGGCGAGAATGTCAAGGGCGGTGAGCTTTGCCTGCAGGTCGACGTTGCCAAGGAGTGAGCCGATGCGGCTGGCGATCTTGCCGAGCGACACGTTGTGCGGTACCACAGCCGGGACAACGCCTGCCTTGTTCGGGTAGGACGGCGACAACTGCATCCATGGGGTTGCGTAGAACCGCTGGTTGATGTGCAGACCGTGGTTGCGGACAGGTCCGACCAAACCCCACAGGGTCTGCTCGGTGTCGTACCACTCCATAACGTCCCATAGTTCAGCGGTGTCGACCGCTGAGACAGGCCCGCCGTTCTCGGAGCGGACCTTGGGGAATCGTGCCCGCAGGTACTCCCCGGAGTGCCGGGTGAGGAAGCACACGTATTCGGGGACACGCAACTGTTCGTTGGCCTGCGGTTCGACGTAGGTGCCAAGCGGGTCACGGACCTCGATCATCGGCAACTCGAGGTCGAAGTTGGGGATGACGACAAGGCTGCCGGTGTAGTAGGCGGACAACTGGCGGTAGAACCGGCGGCGACCAAGGTTCCACTTGGATGCGGAGTAGGTGGCAGCGAGGATGCGGCGGCGCTTGGTGGCGTAGGCACGGGACCGGCGACCAGTGTCCTTTGACGGGTCGATAGCGGCACAGGTGACGGTTGGTCGGACGGAGGCGGCGCGCATGGCCATTTGGTCAACGGCTTCACCAACGAGCATTGGGGTGAGGGGCGGGAGGCTTGGCTCGTCGTCCATTGACGGGATCGGAAGTACCCAGTCGCCGTCGTAACGGTCGAGTACGTCCTTCATTGCCAGAATGGTCGGACCCTGCAATCTTTGCATATCCAGCACAATCTGGACGATTTCGTCAAAGGTTCTCACAACCTTGCTCCTACAGGTAAAACCAGACCGGACTGCCCTCCGAAATATGGTAGACCTTTTCTACGCCATGCGTCTGGATTGGCCATACTAGGATTGGCAACTTTGTAGCGGGAACGCCACAGAATCCACACAAACCATAACGCCATCACACGGTCTTGTCGCAGTTTGTTACCACGCCGGCCTGGCTTCCACGCCTTCAACTGACGGATCAGCTCACCAATCTCGTTGCGGGTCAGGTCGTCTTCTGCCCACGGCAACACAATCTCACCGGACAGGAACGACGACACCATGCTGGCAACACCAATGTTCTCGTCGTACTTGTTCCACCCGGTCAGGTGTTCACGGCACGCAAACCCATGCCAACGGGACAGGTCTTGGAGCCGTTCATCTCGAGCCAGACCACGCTGAAACACCATCGACTCAATCACCACGTCGGAGACACGTCCACCGGAAATGTTGCACCATTCAACCGTCTCACCCAAAGCGGCCATGATCTGCTCGTTCTGCAACAAATTGGAATCTTCACGAATACGTCGAACAATCAACTGGCCCTCAGGGCTGAGTTCGCACGCAATAAGACAGTTGATACCACCCAACGCAGGATCGAGCCCGATGTAGACAACGCTGCCTGCTGAAACCCTGTGCTTCAACGACCGGTTTGGATCAAGCGCAGCCTCAATCGCCTCATCGGAGAACGTGCGCGACGTGTTCGACACGCCCGGTTCCTGCATGTAGTTACGATCCCAAGCATCCTGACCGACCTTGCGGCGCTGACGGTCCAACTGGTCAAGGTTGTACCGTTCGGGCCACAACGCCCGCTGCTCACCGGTCACGGCGTCGGTCATCACAGCTTTGAACCGCATCACTTTGAGGATGCCATCTAGTTCGCCGTCGTTGGCGATGCGTTCGTAGAAGTCGTCTTCGCCTACTCGGGTGCCAGCAATGGTGGTTCGACCGTGTTCACCAGGTCGGGAAAGGGCGTCCTGTCGAAACCATGTTTCGATCTTGTCGGTCTGTGACAGGGTTTTGGTTGACTGAATGTCGTCAATGTGCAAATGATCGGTACGGGTCGACACGATCGACGAACCGAAACCGAGTGCCATGAGCGAGTAGTCACGCTCGTCGTGGGCGGTTTTCTTGAACACGTTGAAATAGGTTGATCCCCACGGTTGGGCAATCTTGCCGTTTGCACCCTGACCCGATTGCGGTTTGAACGGTCCCCAGTCGTTGACGAACTTGGGGAACGGGCCGTCCGGTTCGAGACGGTTCTTGATGCGCGACACAATTTTGGTAGCAATCGTCAGGTTCTCCGAGGCGACGGTGCCACGCCACTCGGGGTCGGTTGCCAGTTTCATGCTGGCATAGTTCTCGTAGGTGGTGGTCTTACCGTGTTCGGGTGGCCACAACGCCATGAGGATGTTGCCGGGTGGCAGTTTCTCTAGTTCCTCGATGTACAGCAGTTGGAACCATGCGAACGACATGTTGAAGTAACTCTGGGCAAACGATGCCGGGGTGCCGTTCCACTGTCCAATGGCAGCATCACGGCCTGCTCGGGCGATGTCGACGTTGGCTGCGAAGTGGGCGTCTCGTTCACGCCACTTCTTGTATGCCGAATGGGTGACCCCAACCTTCTCATGGGCAAGCGCATTGGGGATAGTGCTGCCCTGTTTGATCAGTTCAATGAAGGCAGCTTTGCGTGCCTGCGCCTCAAGGACTGGGGTATGAGGTCGGGAGTTACCTGTTGCGCGACGGGCCACGTTACTCCGAAAGGCCGATGATGGTCACCGTGGGGTTGGCAGACGAGATGAGACGCACAGTGGTTCCTGCGTTACCGGGCTGGGCACCAAGTCGAACACGCTGCTGCGGCAACACTGGAATAAAATCGTTGCCGGCCACGGTCGGGACGGCCGATCCAATCGACACATAGACCACATGGTTGTTGGTGTGTGTCGTATGGTTGACGACCTCGATGACCGACCATGGGCCGGTAAGAGTGTCGTTGGTTGCGGTTGCTGCGGTCAACGTCTGGGTGATGGCCTTGTATGCGCTAGCCATAGGTGGCTCCTTCTGTTAGGCGAGACACATCAGTGTTTCGTCATCGAGTTCAAAGTCAAACACTAGAACAGGCTGAATGGTCTGTGGTGCCTCAACAAACCTTGCCTGCACGACCGGCACTTGTGCAATGACGGTGGTGCGACCGGGTCGGCCACGGACCTTGCCTTGATTGGTTGGTGCAGGGGGTGGCAGTGGTGCAACTGGGATTGTCCAGACGATCGCGTTGTCGCCAATGCCAACTGCGGTTCCTGTGCGTTCCTGGTCCCGACGGTAGACAACAGTTGCAGTACCTTGCCCAACAACTGCTGCTTCTCGTAGCCGAGTAATTGTCCTACTGGCTGTCGCAGTTCCCTGCCCTGTTGCAGTGGCTGTGGCAAAAACAATTCGGCCACCAATAGCCGTTGTCGTACCACTCCCAGCAGCTGTTGCAGCCCTGAGTGCAGTTAGGACAACTGTGGTGGTCTGGTTTGAGGTGCCGTTGGCTGTGCCCGTTCGGGCGATGCCACCACTGCTGAGCAGTGTGAGGAGCATGGTTTAGATCACCATGCAACGCAGGAGGAACGATCCGTTACTAGCAGCTGCGTAAACGTAGTTGATAACTGTGGTGCCATCTTTGTAATAGCCACGGAAACCAAAGTTTCCTGAACCAAGACTGGTGTTGGCCAGTACGGGTGCGGTTGACCAAGGGTCCTGATGGTTTTTGAGGATGTTAAAGATCACCCATCGCAACGGGGTTGAGGAGCCACCGACGCTGGCGTAAATCTTGTCCTTGATCAACACGTATCGGTTATTGATGTTGAACGCATCCGTCGTCGTTACGTTGGGTAGCGCAACCCAACTGTTTGATGGGATGTCGTAGTAGTCGACAGCCGACGAGTTGCCGCCACGCATGCTGTAGAGACGACGCCCATTGATAATGGCGCTTTCGTCAGTCCACTTAGGATCGTCCGAGTCGCGCACCCAAAGCAGCGAACAGCCACCAGCAGCGGCGGCGGCACGGGCAACGGTCGGGGTCAACGTCGTCCACGTATCGGTCGTGATCGAGTACCGGTACATGGTGACTGCGTTGTTGCCGATGAGGTACAGGAAGTTGTCGTTGCCTTCGATGGCGTACACCGAGGTGCTATCAGGTGTTATCGCCCATGCGATGCTGACTGTGACGCTGGTGGCGTCGTTTGCCGAGATTGTTCGGTACTGGCCTGCTCCGGTGCCGGACACGATCCGAACCTGAAAGTTTACCCACTGGTTGACAGTCCATGTCTTGGCACTGTTGACCAACGTGGTTGAGGTACCGCTGGTGGCGGTGCCGGTGGCAAACTCTGCGTAGTCGTCACCAACCCATGACGGGGTGCTGGTAAGGACTGCGTCGGTACCAAACGTGGTCGGCATACCGGTGGTGCTGCACGGGTACCAGGTGTTGAACGCGTAGTCGTACATGCGGAAATCTCGAGCAGCCGACGTGCCGTTCCAGTAGTAGTACCGGGGTGTGAGCAACCGGAACCGGGTGGCACCAGTGAAAGCGGATGCCTGTGTTGGAACGGTGATAGTGGCGTTCGCGCCGGGGGTGCTGGAAACGATGTCAAGTGTGGCTCCAGCGTTGGGGCCTTCAAGGATGTGAATCTTCCAGCCACGCAGGTCACGGTTGATGGTTTGGCCCGTGGTGATCGTGGAGGTGGTGCCACCGCTCCCGACAATGCTGCCGCTGTTTGCACCGGGACCATACGACCACGGGATTGCGCACATTGCGGCACCGGCAGCTTGAGTGGTACCCGAACCGCTTGACTGGATCTGGTGGAATCCGTCCTCTGCCACGTCGTAGAGGTACATCTGGGTTTGGGTGTAGTTGTACAACGCAAGCTGCCGGACGCTGTCGCACATGGCGAAACAAGATGCGGTACCAATACCGGCATTGGGAAGCGGGTTGAGAAGTTCCCACCGCTTCATGTCAAGAATCTTGCGGTTGGCGTTTGTCGTTGTCATGTCAGGTCACCGTGATGTTTCGTCGAAGGGAGTCGGCAGTCAGCGCTGAAAGCGATCGGGCGGGCAGGTCGGCGCGTGTTCCGTTGAAATCGGTGATGGCGCTAACGGTCGATACCGTTGTGACAGTACCGGACGTAATTGATACGGAACCTGTAACGGTCACTGCAGGGGCGGCGTCGAAGATGACACGCATACGGTTCGATGCATCCGGGTATACCCTGCCGATAGAACCTGTGAGTGTGGCAAGAAGAAGCCGGATCGCTTCAAGCTGTTCGGCCATCTCACCGTTAGTGACTACCTCGACCGGCAGACCGGACGACGGGCCGACGTCGGTGGCGGTTCCATCTGCACCGGTAGCAAGTTTGACGCGCTGATAGAGGACACCGCCAATATCATCGGCGGCAACAGTTGCTCCTGTACCTGGGGTGTATCCAACATTGTCAGCCATGATCAGTCCATCGTAAGGGTAAGCGATGTGATCTGGAAGTTATCCCCAGCAACAACGGTGGCTGAGGTGCTAAACGGCCCGATCCACAGGCAGTTGCCACCAGTGGAGTTATCCCACAGGGTGAAGTGGCTGTACGTTTCGCTGGTGCTGACGTTTGTCCATGTGACTGCTGCAGCCGACACCATGCTGCCACCGGACGCAGCGTTGAACGTGACGGCAAGTCGTCCACCGTTCGAGGCGACGTTGCTGGTGCCATCTTCGCCGGGGTCGCCGGTGTGGAGTTGCACATATGTTGCGGCAACGGCGTATGAGACGTTGCGAAACGTGTCGAGCAGCTTGTTTTCTGCGTAGTTGCTGATGCTCATCGAATTCCGTCCTGTTTAGTGTGCGAGTTGGAGGGTCAATCCCATCGGGATTTCAAGCGTGGCCAAATGGGGGACACGGATCGGTGTGATCGGGAGGATCGCCCAGCACACACCACCGGTCGGTTCTGACCACACGGTGATGTGGTCGATGGTCTGGGGGAAACCAGGTACCCCCTGTACTTCCGACCAGATGAGACTGTTCCCTGAGACAAGGTTCGGGCCCTGTTGCGGTAACCATTCAATTTGGATTCGACGGCGATCAATGCAACCACACAGGACACCGTCAGAACCAGGGTCTCCTGCATGAAGTTGCGCCCAAGCTGACGTAGTTTGCTTGAAAACGTTGAGTACATGGGTGCAGAACGCCTCAGAAACCATCGGTTGCCTCGATGGATGGGTCAAGAATCTCACGGACTTGGGTAATTCGGCCGGCCTCGTCACGCACTGGCACCTTGATCCGAGGCTGAGTTGTATACATCTGCAACTGGACGACCAGTTCGGTCAACTTGGACACCTGTGCAGACAGCATGGTCAAAGTTTCCTTGATAGCAAGTCGGTCAGCGAGGGCGGTCAACTGGTCGGCAAGGGCTTTCATCACCTCAAGCTCGTCCGGTTCGTCCTCTTTCTCATCGTCCTCGACCTCGGTGACCTTGGCAACGACAGGTTCGACCGGGAGAGCGCCTTCGGCACGCAGGATTTCCATACCGATGTCCACAACGGAACGTGCCATCACTTCTTCTCCTTCGCCTTCTTGGCCTGCTCGAGCAGACGACGACCCTTCGCAACCGCTGAAGCCTTGTCACCCATATGGTTCCACGCCTCAAGCGACAACTTCAACCGGGTCTTCTTACCATTCTTCACCAACGGACCCGGCGATGACCCCATCCGCACCAGAAACGACCCCTGACGGCGCTTCTCTTCCGGTGTCCGAGCCACCTTGTTGACAGGGGCCTTCAAGGTTCCACCGGTCTGAGCCTTGTACGAGGCGCGCCCCTTCGCGTTCAGACCGCCCTTCGGGTTCTGACCGGCTTTGCGTTGCCATGCTGGTGTCGATGCCATGGGCGCATTGTACGCACTGGTTACCGGGTGTCCGATGATGGCACAAGCCGAAGAATAACATTTGATGGTTCCGACTTACATTCAAGGTTATTGGTGAACACCTTGAAGACACGGTTGGGTTCCTCGTCAATCACGTCTTCGACGATGACCTTGGGGTAGCCCGGCTCAGGTGAGCGGCGATACATGCCCCCAATTTACAGGAATCTATGGCAGTCTGTGTTATTTTTCAGATTACCAACTGCGCATCGCGCACCTATCTGGGAGATACCAATGGCTGAAGGTAAGGGCAAGCCGCAGAGCGCGGGTTCCATGTTCAAGAAGGGCGTCGCCGCCGGGACGAAGCGTCTTGCTAAGTCCGCAAAGGGTGAGGCGTCGCGTGCGAACTCGGAGATGAAGAACATTCGTGCCGGTCAGAAGGCGAATGCCCGTAAGGCGATGAAGGCCGAATACAAGGCCGACAAGATGGGTGCGGCAAAGAAGGCTGCTGCTCCGGCGAAGAAGTCGGCTGTTGCTGCGAAGAAGACGTCGCAGGGTCTTTCTCGTACCCGTCCGGTTCCCACTAAGAGCGGTCCGTCTGCTGGTCGTGCCGCTGCTGTGGCTGCTGGTGCCGCTGGCGCTGCTGGTGCTGGCTATGCGGGTGGCCGGTTCGCTGAGGGCGTGAGCGCAGCGCGTGGGGCTGCAGGTGTTCGTAGCACGGCTGCTCGAGCGTCAAGTGCGGGTGGCCAGGCTCGGATTGCTCGCCTCAACTCGGCGGCAGGTAACGCCTTCGGACGGGCCGGTATCCGTACGGGTATGCGGATGGGTTCTGCTGGACGCCGTCTCGGCAAGTAAACTCTCCCCTGCGTAACAGCCCCTGTAGAACAAGCAACGGTCCCCCTACTGTCTTGTTCTCAGGGGCTGTTGCGCGTCCACACACCCAAACCAAAAATCGGAAAAATTGGAACCCCGGACCTTTCCAGTCACACCCCTGTGATAGAAAGAAAGGAGCCGGGACCACCACCACGCGATCCCGGCTCCACAACCCAACCTCGCCCACACTACCAGAGGGCTGAGCTGCACGAGGACAGGCAGACAGGACGTACCCCAGTTGCACGGGGCGGGTCAGCACACACGGAAACGTGGGTAGACCTCCGCTGCGCCGGGTACGACGACAGGACACGACCCCAACCGCATAAGCCGGAGGGGCAAACAGCAAACAAGCAATACGTCGAACCGTACGCAACGGCCGGGAATCTGGGTGTGGCAACCAGATGGGGGGTTTAGCACCACACCACCACCCACACAACCCAACGTCACCGTCACCACACACAAAACCAGGTCAGGACGGTTACTAGTGGTGACCCGGTCCGGGCACATCCCCCCTGCGGGTTCGTGTGCTTGTCCGTGTGGGACGGGGGCGGGTGGTGTGTCGCCGTTGGCGACGCCCTGACGGTCGGGTTGAGGTCTTGCTGTTCGGCGGTAGGTACGGCTGGCTGGGACAACAGTGGACAACCGAACCGCACGGTTGACCACACGTTGCCCCCAGCCGGCCTCAGCATCGGGTTCGATCGGGTTCTAACGTGCTGGCCTGTGGACAACCCCCCGGATAATGGGGGTTGCCCACAGGTGCAGCAGCACAACACCCGATCTCACCCACTTTCCTCTCTGCCCAACACGTCACACACACAACCCCACCCTCTACCCCACCGGGTCAGGTTGTTGGGGTGGGTTGGCCCCTTGTGTGGTGCGAGTCTGTGGCGGGTGCCCCCCGGTCGGAGGGGCGGGTTCAGGTAGTAGGGATTGTCGGCTTTCATCCCATTGTTGTGTCTCCTTCGGAGGTGACAGCGGGATTGGGGGTGTTTGGTGTTTGTTGTTGTTGTTTCTGTTGGTGAGTTCGTTCGTGGTTGGGTGCGGGCGCCATGGGACGTGGGGTCGGCGTGCCGAGGGTGTGTTGGCTCTGGAATGAGGGGGTCGGCGCTGTCCGTGGTCGTCGGCCACCTTCCGTGGTCACATTGTATATTGTACATTCTGCCAGTTTGTGCCCTTTCTGCCAGTTCGACGGACTAGGCTCGCAGGCGAAGCC